ACATAAAGAAGAGAAGACTATTGAAATGTACAATATGATGTCTGAGTTTAGATACTCACCATCAACCCCAACTCTTTTTAACAGTGGCACTCTCCACTCTCAATTGTCTTCTTGCTACCTCAGTACCGTAGACGACTCTATTGATGGAATATTTGGAACAATTCATGGTCAAGCTAGGCTCTCAAAATATGCCGGAGGCCTTGGGGTAGACTGGAGTAATGTTCGTTCTACGGGCTCCTATATCAAAGGTACTAACGGAGAATCTTCCGGTTTAATCCCATGGCTAAAGATATTTAATGATACTTTAGTCGGCGTTAACCAAGGTGGCAAACGCAAAGGTGCTGGCTGCTCTTATCTAGAAGTCTGGCATCTTGACGTTGAAGACTTCCTTGAGTTAAGAAAAAACACAGGCGACGACAGGCGTAGATGTCATGATATGAATACTGCCTTGTGGGTATGTGATGAATTCATGGAAACGTCCGCAAAGAATAAAGACTGGTATTTATTTGACCCCTCTGAATGTCCAGACCTACACGAAACCTACGGGAAAGAGTTTTCTAAACTCTACAAAAAATACAAGAAGATGGCAGACAATGGAGAGATTAAAAACTTCCGTGTCATAAACGCCAAAGACCTGTGGAAAAAAATACTCAAGTCTTTGTATGAAACGGGACATCCATGGGTTACTTTTAAAGACCCCTCCAATATTAGATATAGCAATAAGCACGAAGGAATAGTTCATTCTTCTAACCTGTGTACAGAGATTCTTTTACACACAAAACCAACTATCTATAAAGATGGAGAAGTTGAAGAAACAGGAGAAACTGCCGTATGCAATCTTGCAAGCATTAACCTTGAAAACCATATCAAGGTTCGGATTATTGATTGGAAAAAATTACAACAAACTGTAGAGGTTGCTGTCAGGGGACTAGACAATGTTATTGATTTAAATTTTTACCCCACAAGAGAAGCTCATCAATCTAATGTTCGTCACCGTCCGGTCGGTCTTGGTATTATGGGAACTCATGGACTGCTTCATAAACTGAATGTTGATTATGATTCTAAAGATGCCGTTCTTTTATGCGGTAAGATTCAGGAGTTTATTTCTTACCATGCTATTCTTACTTCTTCTAAATTGGCTAAAGAAAAAGGGGCTTATTGGTCATACGAGGGTTCAGAGTGGAGCTGTGGTAATTTACCGATTGATACATACTGCAAGCTAATGAACGACAGGCATCCTGAGTATCTAAAAAGCGGGAATAATAATCATTACAAACCAGAAGACTTTGAGACTTTAGAATGGGACAAGGTTCGAGAGCATATAGCAGAGCATGGGATGCGTAATTCAAACGTAATGGCAATTGCCCCCACGGCAACTATTTCTTATATACAGGGATGTTCTCAATCAATAGAGCCTGACTATTCTGTGCTGTTTGTTTACTCTACCCTGAGTGGTGAATTCACAATAATTAATGAGCATTTTGTAGATATGGCAAAAAAGAAAGGCATATGGTGTCAAGAGCTAATCGACGCTTTAAAAACTGCTGATGGTGATGTTATGTCTATCGACCTCCCAGAAGATATGCAAAGAGAGTTCAAAACGGCTTTTGATGTTAATGCGGAGACATTAATTGAAGCAGCAGCAGAAAGACAAAAATGGATTGACATGGGGGAATCATTTAATTTATACAACAAAGGAACAAGTCTTAAATATCTCAATGACATTTATACATATGCTTGGGAGCAAGGTTTAAAGACTACATATTATTTACGAAGCAAGGCTGCAACAAGGCTTGAAAAATCAACAGTGGAAGCCCCTAAAGAAGAAATAGTTCCAGAGGAGGACTTAAGTCAAATAAAGGCTTGTTCAATTCTAGACCCAGACTGTGAAAGTTGTCAATGATATTTGAAGAGCGTAGACAGTCACCCACTTCGCCATTAAAATATATAGTTGAATTAACGCCCAAGGAATTGGAAAAAGTAAAAGACCTAGTGTTTCAAATAATTAAAAGAATAAAAGAAGATGAAAAAAACTAAAGAAATTATTTCGGATAAAGTAGCCGCAGTTAATCAGATACTTCCCCATACTAATAAATGGGCGTGGGATTTGTTTATAGATGGGGCAGCTAATAACTGGATGCCTACAGAAATCTCTATGGCCAAAGACATAGAACAGTGGAGAGGAAACTCTTTGACTGAAGACGAAAAGCTAGTAATCAAAAGGTCTTTAGGGTTCTTCGCTGGTTCAGAGTCTTTAGTGGCTAATAATTTATTACTAAGTGTATTTAAATTCGTTACTGACCCAGAGTGCCGCCAATACATTCTGCGACAAGCATACGAAGAAAGTCTTCACAATCTTACGGTAGTATACTGTTGTGATTCTCTTGGGTTGGATATCGAAGAAGTGTACGAAGCGTACAATTCTATCCCAAGTATTAAAGCTAAAGATATATTTTTAATGAATATCTGCACAGATATTAATCGTACGGATTTTAATATCAATACATTAGAAGGGAAGAGAGAGTTTTTACGCAATCTAATTACGTACTATGTAATATGCGAAGGAATATTTTTCTTTTCCGGTTTTGCCATGCTTCTTTCTTTTAATAGACAAAATAAATTACCCGGAGTTGGAGAACAAATCCAGTACACCTTAAGAGATGAAAGCCTACATATTAAGTTCGGCATTAAACTAATAAATCGAATAAGAGAAGACGACCCAAAAATATGGACTAAGGCGTTTGAAAAAGAAACGCTTGAGCATATTGACAAAGCCATGGAACTTGAACTCGACTATGCCAGAGATGTTCTGCCAAATGGTATACTCGGACTTAACTCCGAGATGTTTATTGATTATGTTCAATATATAGCTAATCGTAGGCTTGAGAGCCTTAATCTTCCTAGTCAGTATGAAGACACAAAGAATCCGTTCCCATGGATGAGTGAAATTATTGACCTAGAAAAATGTAAAAACTTTTTTGAGACTCGCGTAACAGAATACGCAGTCGGGAACATAGAGGATGATTTCTGATGACCCAATTTTTCGAAGTTAAGAAACTAACAGAAACAGCACACTTGCCAGAAAAGGCACACGCTGAAGACGCTGGTTGGGACTTATACGCTGATGAAGACATCGTATTAGATAGCTTTGAAACAAAACTAGTATCAACAGGAATAGCCCTAGCTCTTCCTAGTGGGTACGCTGGCTTAATTTGGGATAGGTCGTCAATGGGCGTTAAAGGCGTTCATAGGCATGCTGGAGTGATTGACTCTGGCTATCGTGGGGAAGTCAAGGTTGCTCTCAAAAACACTCACAGCGAAGCGTACAGTGTCTCTAAAGGAGATAGAATCGCTCAGTTACTAATACAAGAAACTCCTGAGTTTATATTACAACAAGTAGACGAACTAAGCCCTACAGTTAGGGGTTCTGTCGGTTTTGGTTCAACAGGTAAATAATTAATGTCCAAAAGAAAATCTAAAGAAGTAGGACATACGAAAAGAAGGAAATCTTTAAAAGCTAAGACTAAAAATCAAGAAGAATACATCAGAGCAATAAAAGACAATGATGTGACTCTTTGCACAGGGCCTGCTGGTACAGGAAAAACAGCAGTTTCAGTAGGCCTTGCTTGTGACTACTTGCTTGACGGGATGGTTGAGAAGATTGTAGTTACTAGGCCGGTTATTGAATCAGGAAGAGGTCTTGGGTTTTTGCCCGGAACCTTTGAGGAAAAAATTCATCCCTATCTTATTCCAGTATTAGAAGAAATGGAATATAGACTGAACACCAATAGAGTTCAAGCGTATAGAGATGAGGGAAAAATTGAAGTATGCCCTTTAGAATATATGAGAGGGCGAAACTTTCATAATTGCTTTATGATATTAGATGAAGCTCAAAATGCTACATTTGAACAGCTTAAAATGTTCATAACTAGAATTGGTTGGAACTCTAAAGCTGTTATAAATGGGGACATGGATCAAACAGACCTGACGCAGACTGAACAGGGAGGGCTTGATAAGTTCTTATACCGTTTAGATGAGATTAATGGCATTGGCATTGCAGAGCTTACGGACGAAGACATTATAAGAAATAAAATTATTTCTAAGATTTTAAATGCTCTTCGTTGCTAAATAATGATATAATATTGGAGGCCCTATGCCTGCTTACGATTACTGTTGTAGGTCTTGCGGAAAGACTTTTGAACAAACTCATGGTTTTAATGAGTCATATTCTCCGTGCGTCTGTGGTAGCTCAGACCTATCTCAGATATTTTATCCCCCAACGGTTTTCGTAAAAGGCGAGGCTACCACTCTTGGTCAACTCTCCGAAAGAAACATGAAAAAACTAGGGAGGTATGAGCTTGACGATAGAAGAAAGAATCAAGAAAAGGGAAATAACAAAAAAGAGACCCCTTGGTATACAAAGTCTGGGACATCTTCGGCTTCAGAAATTCAAAAGATGACCTCAAAGCAAAAAGCTAACTATATCAAAAAGGGTACAAAATGAATGAAGAACTACCAACTCCTCCAGAAAGGGTTCGTAAACCTAAACTAAATGACCTTGGGCAGCACGAGATTTCATGCGCCGATTGCGATTCTGTACTTTTAATAATGATGCAAACTGAAGATACGGACTTTGTTAATAAGCTTAAAGTCGAGAACTGTCCAAAATGCGGAGGTGAAAGCTGGCTTAACACATTGATAGGTAAATATTTTATTGCTCAAGCAGAAGGTATGACTATCAAAAGTATGACGTTTAATGAAGAAACACAAATTATGAAAATAAGGATGTAACAATGGACGTGTCAGAATTTGAACCTAAGAAAGATGTACTGTACTCTTACCTAGACAAGAACGGTAACGAAACAAAAAAGATAAGCGAGGCAGTTGCTTATACTGTCTCTATTTGCGAGAAAGGTCAAGAACGACCTAACGAAAAGTATCATGTTAAATTTTTTCGCGGAAGCATATTTGACCCTCACGGTATGGATGCGGCAAGAGCTAATTCTAGCCCATCAAACGCTTCCCCTTTGACTGGAGAGTTTAAAAAAGTTAATGTGCAAACTTTTAATTACTATACGGATTATTTAAGAACTCATAAAAAGAACAGTTTAGTTCGAGCAGGAAGAGAGCATATCAATGTCTAATAAAACCGGAAGACTAACAAAAATAGAGAAATTTTATATAGCAAATAACTTAGATAAGGATTTAGAAACATTATCTAAAGATCTTAATCGTACTAAGTCAGCTGTTAAAAAACATGTAGAATCTTTAAAAGATACTAGTCATATAACAACGACTAGAGATGATCAAGAGACACAAAGTGTAAGTGACTTAATGGGGCGTAAAGAAGACCGAGGGGTTACTATAATGACCCAAGCTGCGTCGCAGGTCGCCGACTCTACACGGGGTAAAAGACTAAACACTGCTGGAAACCAAGACGCAATCCATATAATTAAACAAGATGACTGAATTAGTATCTAAATCAATTGACCAGTATCTTAATGTTTATGCTGATTCTAATCCTATATGGTGGGTCGAGCTAGACAATGGTGAAAAGGTGTATCAAGATGACGATAGGCCAAGCATGGAGCCCAGCAGCGCTTGGCTTAGGCTGAAACAATATTGTGAAAACGAAAACGTTTCAATTAAAACAATCTATGTCAAAAATAGGTCTGTTCAAAAATGCGTATGCTCAAATGCAGAAGGTTATACTTTTTGCAAGGCGGCAGGCGCATTAATGTTTGGAGGAGAAACAAGTCATTCGTTTCTTTTTGGTGAAATAAAAGATGGTGTTTACAGAGTGACAAAGGTCAATTTGCCAGAGATGATTATTGATAGACCTGAAAAAAGAAATATTGAAGACTATAAAAACTTGTTGATAAAAGGTTCTAAAGAAATTGAAGAAATACAAACATAAATCAAATGGAAAATCTTGTAACGCAGCTCAGTATATAGCAGAAATGGTTTGCCTTAGAGAGGCAGAAAAAGCAAACGTAGGTAAACCAGCATACGCATTGTGGAATACAGACAGATGGAAAAAGACATTCCAAAGTCAAGTAACCAAAGCTTACCAGTTACTTAAAAAGTATAGCGATAAAGCCATTCTTGCGGCTTTAAATTCATACAAAGGAAAGAATATTTACTCTCTTCGTGTAAAATTTCTTGAACCTATTATTAAAGTAGAAGAGTCTAAACTAGATAAAATTGAAGAATATAGACAGGCTCCTTTAGAATTTAAGGATGCTACTAAATCAAAACCAAGAAAACAATATGGGCAAAAAAGTCAAATGAATTTCCTAAGAGGGTTAGATGGCAAAGAAAAAGACAGTGACAACTAGCGATATTTACAATGCAAATAAGCAAATCATTAAAGATTTTGGCGATGTTGTGAGGACTGGTAATGAGCTTTTTAAAGATATTCAAGATAGGAAACTTTTACCTATTAGCCCTTCTATTGATTATGCAATAGGGGGAGGTATTCAAGAAGGCAGTCTTGTACAGCTCGCTGGAAAGCCAAAGTCGGGAAAAACAACTACTGCTATTCAATTTGCAGCCAACTGTCAAAAACCTGAAAATGGTTCTAGGCCTATTATTTATTTTGATATAGAAGCCCGTGTTGGTGAAAATCAGCTGGATGGCATAGAGGGGCTAGACAGAGAAAAGATTCATTTTATTATACCTAGAGATGGAGTGCTTGCTGCTGAAGACGATTTTAGAATCATGGAGCATTACATTAAAAACGTAAAAAACTGTGTTGTCATAATTGATTCTGTATCTACGATGGCCTCAAGAGATGAGCTTGATTATAAATTTGATAAGCAATTCAGGAACCCTGTTATGAAAATGATGTCTTCTTTTACTAAGAAGATAGCACATATACTTCCGCAACAACGAGCGATAGTGGTTTCAATTAATCACATCATTGCTGATACTAATCCTCATACTAGGTCAACAACAATGGTTGACGGTGGAAATAAGTTAAAATATGCGGCAAACTATATATTACATATCACCCATACTAAGCCTTGGGAAGAGAGTAATGAAGTAGTTGGTCAAGAGATTCATTGGAAAGTGGTGACATCGCATTCTGGCGGGTTTCCAAACACTCCTGTGACTAGCTATCTCAGGTATGGCATGGGTCTTGACTGGAGAAAAGAGCTGATTGACCAGTGCTGTGAGATACCGCCTCTTATCGAAAAAGCTGGGGCATGGTACTATCTCAACTTCATTAAAAAAGAAGAGGACGAAAGAGGCCCAAGCTTTCAGGGGTACAAAAAATGTATCGACCATTTAAATGAAAATAGCCTGTGGGACGAACTTAAAACCAAGCATAAAGAAATTTTTGAATGAAAGTAATCGGTTTTGACGGTCGAGAGAGGTCTATTAACTTCTCAAAGTACTATGTTTACGATGATGATACCCGTCACAAATCTAATTTGCACAAAAAAGCAAAAAAAGTATTGCGGGAAGTTTTTCCATATGATACTATATACGAAGAAGTTACCCTCTTGGGATCAAGCAAAGGGTCTTCACAAACCCTCCGTGCGGATTTTTTCATCCCAAGTAAAAATTTGGTAGTTGAAGTTCATGGCAGACAGCATTACGAATTCATTGCTCGATTCCATAAAAATAAACTTGATTTTTTCAGGTCTCAAACAAGAGATAAAAACAAAGAGGATTGGTGCGAACTAAATTCTCTTGATCACGTATCGTTAAAATATTCGGAAGAAATTGATGAGTGGAAACAATCCCTATGCGATAGATGATTTAGATAATCTTGAATCATATCTACAGAAGTATACTGAAGAAGAATGCTTATTTCATGCAGAGGTTAACGAAGAGGTTAGGACTATACTTAACTTAAAAGCTGAGGACTTAAAGTCTTTAAGTCCAGCAGACTTGTACGTAGCCTCATGTCTAGTAACAACCTACGTGACATATCTTGGCTCTAGGCTTGGCCATCATGAAGCTATATTCAAATGGTGCAAAGATACAATAAAAAGAGTAGTAGCAAAAAACACAGAACAGTATGACAAGTTCATGAAATACGAACAAAAGGTTGAACTGATAATACTAGCAGACGACTTTGCAATTAAAGTAGATCATGCCCGTAGATATGCTGAATACAAAGTAGGAATGATAAAAGAAAAAGTGGAAGATCTTAGAACCTATAGTGATAGACTTGAACGATTAGGAAGGATAAGAAGTTATGAGTCCTCTAGATAAAATTAAAGAAGGAATACAAACAGATGATATGGAAAAGGTTATTGACGGCTATGAAGACCTTACTGGCGAAAGAGTCTCAAGAGGAAAATCCTCTGACAGAGGAGCCGCAGCAATCCCCAAAGAAGAAATGCCAGAACAAGTGCCGGTGTCAGAAAAAGTAGAGACCAATAAAAACCATGACTTTACTATGCCCACTAGAAAAGAGACTGATCAAAAATCTAAGTTTACAAAGTCCCAAAAAATAGACGTTGGAAGCAATACGTTTGTAGACAGTGGTGAAGAGCATAAGGACGATGTGACACCAGATGTTTCTTTATCGCCTAGGAATAGAAATGCGTACAAAGAAATTGAAGTAACATGCCACGTCTGCGGAAGCAAGCATAGTATAAATCCTATGTTTAAAGCTGGACAGTTTCACCGTTGTAGTAAATGCGTAGGATAATGAAAGAAAAAAGTAAACATAGTACCGCTTCAGAAGGAGCCGTTTTAGCAGGAATATTGCAATATGGCTCTGACGCGATTGTTGACGTTAGCGATATTGTAAATATATCGACTTTTACGCAAGAAGAAAATCAAATAGTCTTTGCTTGCGCTTCAAAGGTTTTGGAAAATAGTTCTGTTATTGACCTACCTTCTATTCTAAGTGCTGCCGAGAGCTTGGGACTGTCTTCTGCTTACACAGAAAGGGTTCCTAAAGACTATATAAAAAATCTTCTTGGGTTTAGTATAGAGCTTGAAAATGTCAGAAATCATGCCGTTAAGTTAAGTAAATTAGATTTAACCCGAGACCTTGTGCGTGCAGCCAAGCAGGTTATTTCTAACGCTTCTAAAGTAACGGGCGATGAATCAATAGACGAGCTGCTTAGAATGGGCGAATCACCATTCTTTGAACTTTCAGCCTCTCTTAATAATTCGATAGAGAATAAACCGATAGTTTTAGGAGAAGAGGTAGATGGGTATGTTCAATATCTAGTAGACAACCAATGCGACCTATTAGGAATCAGTAGCGGGTATCAAAGATATGACCAAGCTATTGGAGGAGGCTTCAGAAGAAAAGCCGTAGACCTTATCGGAGCTAGACCAAAAACTGGTAAGAGTATGTTTGCTGATAATGTTGGGTTCCATATTGCTGCAAATCTGGATATTCCAGTTCTTATGTTAGATACAGAAATGTCTAAAGAAGATCATATCACTCGACTTCTTGCAAAGTTTAGTTCCATTTCTATTAATGATATTGCTACTGGTAGTTTTGCAGATAGTAGCGCAGGCAGGGAAAAGGTTGACCAAGCGTCTGCTAAATTTAAAGAAATCCCTCTACACTACGTATCTATTGCAGGAAAAACGTTTGAAGAAACCCTGTCTATTATGAGAAGATGGGTACTTCAGGAGGTTGGGGTTGATGAAAATGGAAGAACTAACGATTGCATGATTATCTATGATTATCTAAAGCTTATGAATTCTTCACAGATAAGCAATAACATGCAAGAGCATCAAGTTCTTGGTTTTCAGATGACCGAATTGCATAATTTTACAGTTAAGTATGATGTTCCATGTCTAAGTTTTGTTCAACTGAATAGGGATGGGATAACAAAAGAGTCTGGAGGCGTAGTTAGCGGCTCTGACCGTATTCTCTGGCTATGCGGTAGTTTTTCTATCTTTAAAACAAAGTCTGATGAAGAAATTGCTGAAGATGGTGGGGCAAGCGGTAATAGAAAGCTAATCCCTTTAGAAACTCGTCATGGTGCAGGATTAAGTGACGGGTACGATTATATCAATATGAATATGCGTGGTGAGATAGCCACTATTGATGAAGGAATGACAAAGAGTGAACTTCTAAACGCTACTAGTCAAGAGCGAGAGGGGTTCAACAATACTGTTGAAAAACA